TGTTCGTGCTTCTTCAGGGTCATCTGATTGTTGGTTACGTTCAAGAGCAATGACACAATCACTAAGCTGTCCAATACTATTTGAACCTCTTAGATGTGACAGAGATACTTCAACACCATTCTCATGTCCCTTGTTACCATCAACTCTACGCAAGTGAGAAACTAAAATGATTCCTGCACCTGTCTCTTCGACCAAACTTCTTAGTCTAGTCATGATAGTATCAATGGCTCGTCTCTCATCTCCATCATGAACTGCACTGACTAGCATATGTAAATGGTCAACGACCACCCATCTGCAATCACATCCAATAATCATGAAGCGAAGCTTGGTAAAGATATCATCAATATCATTCGTGCCAAAGTGGGAATGCACCCAGACTCTATTACGATTCTCTCCGTCATAAAGAATATCAAACATCTTATCTAATTCTTCTTTAGAAAACTTATCTCTTTCTTCATCCACATATAGTCTAGCATTAGCTTCGATGGATAAGATACCATCAATGGTTCTTCTCCAGTCTTCTTCTAAAGCAATGATACCTACATTGTCTGTAGTGTTCTTTATAAGATGATGCTCTAGTTCTCTAGTCACACTAGACTTACCAAGACCTGTGCCACCTGTAAGAGTAATCAACTCACCCTGTCTCATACCATATAACTTCTTGTTAAGTCCTTCGTATGGATAAGGGACGCAAGGTTTTCTCTCACGGTTATTAAACTTATCACGTTGTTCAGATACATTTATAACACCGGATGGTGTATAAACTTTAGCTGACCACCAACATTCAACAAACTCTTTGTGTCTGTTAGAACGTAGCATATCGTTAGGGTCTTTGAAACCATTAGGTAGTGTAAGTATCTTAGCCTTTCCGGGTTTGAAAAGTCTAGCAACTTTAATAGATGCTTCCTTCCCTGCCTTGTCGCTATCAAATGCAATGATTACATTCTCAAACTCATCAAAGAACTCAAGGCTTTCCTTGATATCTTTAACTGCACCCTGTGCTCCACGCTTGATAGAAACTACTGCCCACTTAGAGCCTAGTAGTTCATACCCTGCCATAGCATCACACTCGCCTTCGGTTATAGTGACATACTTGCCACCCTTAAATAACTGTTGACCAAATAAACCTGTCTCGTTATAAGTTCCAGAGACAAAGAAGTCTTTGTTAACTACATTACGAACCTTGGTAGCCGATAGCTCATGCCCATTATAGTAAGGGTAGAAATGCTTAACGATGTTACCTTGTAAATCGTGCATACTTTTAACCCCATACTTAGTAGCTGTCGCTTGGGATATCTGCCTATCCTTTAGGGCATTGAACTGCCCACCTTCTACCATGTCCGGTTGTTTAAATGTTGTTGTTGTTGTCGTTGCTGTTTGCATATCCTTTCCTCCACATGCTTTGTTATAACTCGGCATGAACTCACCACAACTGAAACACTTTGCTGAATCATCTTCGTTGATTCCTACAGCATCACTACTGTTGCAAAGTGGACAGGGTTGGTGTAGTTTATCCCACGTTTTTTCCATGTTAGCCCTCAATATAAACTAAGACTCTTCCGAGTCTGTGTCTACAGCTTCTTCTTCTTGTTCTACTATAGCTTCAGGGCTTTCCCTTAACACAGTTTCAAGATTGCTTTGATGTCCTTGTGAAGCATAGTTCAAAGCTTCAGTCAACACGTTCAATGTACCTATCTTACTGATAGATACGTTAGCACCTGCTCTCTTCTGGTCATCTTTAATCTTTGAAACATCATAGACTGCTTCACCATCATCGTTCTTAATACTAATAATCATATTAAAATTCCTCGTTGTCTGTACTCTCTTCAGTGTACTCTATTAAATTAGAAACCTTTACAGCTACTAGCTCTGCAAATGTTCCATACTTTCCTGTATAAGGTTTAATCTTTACAGTTACATCCGACCCGTTACCAACACTAACATCCAATGCGTTGCCGTCTCCGTCAACTAACTTAGGTGCTGGGTTAGTAGTCCCGTCATGCTTCTCTACCTTTCTACTAAATGAGAATGCCGGTTCATCATACTTAGGTTGACCATCTCTAGTCCTGACCTGTGACAATCCGATACCTTCTAATCTATTAGCAGTATCCATATCCGTTAGCACAACTATTCCATACTTATGTGGCTCGAACTTAGTGTTCGGTGTACTAACATTAGCCCACATAGCTTTTCCTTCTATATACTCATACATATTATTTTCTCCTTTGGTTTGCATTAAGTTCTAAGATTATAACACATCTAATTTTTAGATGCAATTCTTTTTTCCTTTCTTCTTGCGTTGTTTCTATCCCTTGTGAATTGGATATCGGGTTGCAAGTCCTCCCAGATTTCATTCTTCCACGACTGTTTATCCTCTCGGGATAACTTAGTTAGTATTTTGATGTCTGATTTTTTTGGAATCCAAGTGTCCCAGTACTGTTTGTCTTGACAGTTATCCTGCCATGACCATTCTATTTTGTCAAATAAAAATTTCATACAGCCCTCCAGCTTTAAAATTAAAAGGGTTAGTTTTAAGTGATAACCAGCACTCGAACATTATCTTTTATAGACACCGAACGACTGTCTTTCGCTGTGATTCGTTATTGGTTATGGTGGTTTAAAGTCCCATCAAAACCCCCCGTCAACTAGGAAAAGTCAGACTGCATTTATTGGTTATAGCTGTTTTAAGTCGGCTAAACCCCCACGCAATGTGGAAAATTCAGACTGTGTTCAGGGTGCTTTCCTCCAAGAACATGACTACGCTACCTAGCAGTCCGTAAGCCTAGAAAGTAGCAGGAGCTTATATCTACTACCAACTCTAGGATTTAATTTGTAAGGAAGGTCTTCTTAAAACTCTTATTATTATTATAATTCCCTTACAAAACTTTAAAACTTAGTCTGGTTTTGTTGGTACAAGACCAGTAACTTGCACGATTAAATCGTATACTAAAAGGTTGAGGAAGGTTAGTTGAGGGCTAGACCTTTTAGTATTCCTTTTTCTTATTTACCTTTAAGGGATAAACAAGTAGCTATTATGACACTCCCTCTACACCATGTCAATTAATATCTTTTTAAAAAACAAATTATTTTTATTTAATAATTTAACATCGAACATACTGTCCGTCTTAAAGATAGTTTCAAACGCTATGCTATCTTCATGTTCTGTATTGTACTGTACTACATAATTAGTAAACAGTCTATACTCCTCTGTGGTTAAAAGCATATAGCCTTCCACTTTACTTGTCCTTTCTCTCGTCATCAATTAGAATCTTAACAACTGCAAAGACACACAACACCATGAACCCCATAATAAATTGCAATCCTATTGTGTCTGTCATTGCTCATCTCCTGAAGCTGTAGGTAAGTCACCTGTTAACACACCTAACCCACCCGTTGCTGTCTGTTCCTTCCACCTATCATCAATCTTCTGGTCTATCTGTAGTGCAATGTCCATGTTCCTAGTGTTAAGAGTAGTCCTCAATGCTTTGTAAAGCGTTTGAAGTTGCTCAAACTTCCTAGCTCTTTCATCAAGAGTTGTTTGTAAAACTTCTACATCCTTTTCTAGTTGTAAAACTTTTGAACTATTACTTAAGATATCTTTTTCAAGCATGTTCAAACCACTCGAACTAACCAAGCCTAACATTATCCCTGCTAAAGAACCTATGCCTACTGCTATTACTTTATTTTTTAACGCCATTCTACTTCCTCCTTTTTTCTTTTATCATTATATTTAATCACCCTTCTGCCACTCTTGTAGCCTGTCATTTCTCTCTGCCACTTACCATCTTTAAAAGTAACCTCAATGAACTCAACATCTTTATCAAGTTGTTCTTCATCTAACAATTCTTTTTGTTTAGATACTACATCTTTATATTCTGTCATACTTTATTTACTCCTATATTATTATAATACTTTATAACATTTATTAATAATTTAAAATAATTATTTTATATAATTGTTTAAACTTTATAAGAAGTGTATCACTCTTATTTGGTTAGTCAATACATAAATTAACATTTTTTTCTAAGCCTTTCTAAGGGTAGGGTTAGTTAGGGTTAGTACCTTTACTTAAAGACACTATGTACCTGCTTACCACGACCTTTAGATGTTCTCCTAGGCTATACTTAACTCCTTATAATAGTCCTTATTATATTCTTCCAGATGATTGACTATAAGTAAACATATTTTATCTACCTGTTGTTTTACTCCTGTTCGAAAAGGATATTTAATTAACATCTTATACATCTTAAAAGCTTCATAGTTATCTAAAACCATATTAACTACAAAGCTATTATCTATTCTAATATCTTTTACATTAACTCTGTATGCCGAATCAATCATGCTATTGTTATCCGTGTTAAAAATATTAATGCCTATTAAAAGTGCATAAGTTTTAGGGGTTACTCTTAGTTCAACTTGGTTCATCCTAACTCTTCTATCAATGACCAATCTCTAGTAAGTAGTTTCTCACTTTGCGACCATTTAAAATCTGGTTCGCTGTGGTCAGCCATATAAGAATCGTTAC